TACGTCCCTGCCAGCGGCTGCATACAGGGGCGATGCAGTGCAGATCCAGTACATCTCAGGAGAGGCCACGGCCACTGAGGCACTGAAGACTGCCTGCCTGCTGACCATTGGCGGCATGTACGAGAACCGTGAGTCGGAGGTGATCGGCCAAGGTATCGTCCTGATCAAGAACCCCGCCGTAAAATGGTTGATTGATCCGTACAGGTCATTCAGATGATCCGCGCTGGCTCGCTACGGACGAGGATCCGCATACAGTCGCCCACCATCTCACAGGATGGTTATGGTGCAGCTGTGAAGACATGGTCTACCGTGGCGACCCGTATGGCGAGTGTCACAGCGCTGACGGGCAAGGAGCTTTATGCAGACATGGCCCGGGGAGAGGACACCCCTGTCCGTGTGATATGTCGCTGGGACGAGACGCTCAAGGATATGGACGGGTCCTATCGTATCTTGCGGGATGATGACACTGTGCTGGATGTGAAGGTTGTCATTGACAACATGGAGCGCCGCAGGATGCTGACCATCATCTGTACCAAGGGCCGCAGCGAGTGAAGAAGGAGCCAGTTCAGATTGAGGGACTGGAAGCCCACATCAAGCGGCTGAGAGAGCTCCCCGTGGAGCTGGCATCCAGCAGGGGTGGACCCATCCGGAAAGCCCTTCGAAAGACAGTAAAGGAGAACCTTGAGCAGCCCCTCAAGGCGCGGATGCAGATCCCCAAGGACTCAGGCCAGCTGGAGAAGGCCGTCAAGGTCAAGATCGTTGAAGCCAAGAAGCGTGACCGCGCCAACGCCCGGGCCTCGAACTATGAGGCGTTCAACTTAGGCGTGGTTGATGGGTACGTGCAGAACAACGCGACAGGCAAGCAGGAGCCTATCTCCTACCGTGCGTATGTGTCTGAGTACGGCGGTGAGGTTCCAGAGGGTGACATGATGAACGGGTCCAGCGGATACCGTCCCGCCGCCAAATGGTTCAGGCGCGGCCTTCGGGCAGACCAGCAACGAGCGCTAACGGCGTTCATGTCGAACATGACCATAGCTATCGATGCGGCAATAAGAAAGCTCAGCAAAAGGTACGGCAAATGATACAGGACCTCTACTCCACGCTACAGAATGATTCAGGCCTGACCGCCATCTTTGGCTCAGCCGTCTACAACACGTTGCCGCCTGATGGAACCACAGCGCCCTACATCATCTTTCAGGCTGTCGATGAGGCTCCGCTTAATAATTTAGCTAGCAGCAGCGCACGTAGGATGCTATTCCAAGTTGACTGCTTCTGTACTACCGTGGCTCAGGCTGAGTCAGCATGGCTGGCGCTCAAGGCTGCCACAGATACGAGTTACGTGATCCAAAACGTAGACCGGGTCTACAATCCGGTCACCAACCAGTTCCGCCTCGCTGCGGATTTATCATCTAACGCCAACTACTGAGGTAATTCAAATGGCTACAATTAACACGCAGGGTTGTGCTATTCGCATGAGCGATGGCGCTTCGCCCTTGGTCTATTCGGACGTGGAAGAGGTCCTGTCGTTTTCTGGTCCTTCTGGTTCACGGTCTGTGATCGATGTAACCTCTCTCGCCAGCACTGGCCGGGAGAAGGAGGTAGGTATTCCGGACTACGGTCAGATCACCTTCGAGGTTAACTACTCCGGTGAGAACGCCAACCACTTGGCGCTCTACGATCTGTTCCAGTCTGGTCTGGCTCGTGAGTTCCAGATTGTATTTGATCGGAGTCCAGAGGAAATCTATTCCTGTCAAGCTTTCGTCCTTAATTTTCAATTCCAAACCGGGATCGATGACGTTGTGAAAGCCAGCATCACGCTGGAGATCACGGGTTCCGTGACGGACAACCAAGCATAAGACTTACCGTAACACCTCCGGAGGGGCCTTCCCCTCCGGAGTCTCCCCCTAGACACACACAGGAATTTTCAATATGAGCAAGTTACTTACGCGAGACAACATCCTTGGCGCAAATGACCGGGGCGCAGTGGAATTCGAGGTCCCTGAGTGGGGCGGTAGCGTCCTAATCGCATCGATGACTGCTGCGGAGCGTGACCACTTCGAGGCCACTCTGGCAGACGATAAGTCCAAGGCTCAGGCCCTCAAGAACTTCCGGGCCAAGTTCATAGCCAAGTGCCTCGTTGACGAGGACGGAAACAACATCTTCTCACCCGCAGATATTGAAGCGCTGGGCAAGAAGTCCGCCACCGTCATGGTCCGCATCTTCGAGAAGTGCCAGCAGGTTTGTGGGTACTCGCAAGAGGACGTCGAGGAGATAGAGGGAAACTTAGAAGGAGAGTAACTCAACAGTTTCTGTTGAAGCTCTCCCTTCAGCTAGGCATTCCATACTCACGTTTGGCGGAGGAGATATCCTCCGCCGAGCTCTCTCTCTACATGGCCTATGACAGAATCCAGCCTTTCGGGGATTACCGGGCGGACATTCGCAACGCCCAGATCCTCCACCAGCAGGCAGAGATGCACCGCAACCGGGAGAAGGATCCGGAGCCGTACACGCTCAATGACTTCATACCCTTCCAGCCATACGGGGTTAGGGTAGAAAGCAAGAAAGACAGAACCTCCCGCGCAGCCACCTCCCAGATGCGCGAGAACCTCCGCAAGTTGGCCAAGTCTAAGGAAACTTAAATCCATGGCATTACTATCCCGCCTCACAGTCCGCATGGAAGCCCAGACGGGCGCGTTCATAACCGACATGGAACGTGCCGCCCGGAGATCCAAGCGCACTGGCGCAAGCATCAAGAATGGTCTGACTGCGGGCGTTGCGCTCGCAGGCGCGGCATTCGTTGCGGCTGCAAAAAAGGCGGCGGAGTTTGAGCAGGCAATGGCAGAGGTGTCCACACTGGTGGATACCGCTGTCACTGACATGGGCGAGCTCTCACAATCCGTCATTGATGCCTCGACAACTTTCGGCGGGGATGTCAAGACCAACGCCAAAGCGCTGTACGATATCATCTCCGCTGGCGCTGAGGCTGGCGCTGACTCCACCAGACTTCTGGCTTCTGCCAATATGCTGGCGGTGGGCGGTGTGACGGATGTTGCTACCGCCGCTGACGGCCTGACCACGGTCATGAACGCCTACGGATATGAGACGAGCGAGGCGTCCAAGGTCACCGACATTATGTTCTCGACCATGAAGGAGGGTAAGACCACCATCGGGGAGCTTGCCTCGAACTACGGTCAGGTTGTGACCCTTGCTGCCACAGCAGGCGTCTCATTTGAAGAGCTCTCAGCCGCAGCAGCCAGCCTGACTAAGGTTGGTATCGGCACATCTGAGTCCATGACGGCAATCCGGTCCATGCTGGTTGCCGTTACCAAGCAGTCGGACGAGTCGGTTGCCAAGGCGGAAGAGCTGGGGATTGCATTTGACACCAGCGCCATCAAGTCCATGGGCTTCGCAAACTGGCTCGGCCATGTCGCTGAGAAGTCGAAAATGTCGGACAAGGACCTGAACAAGCTGTTCGGGCGAGTCGAGGGCCTGACGGGCGTCCTCTCTCTTGGCGCAGAGGAGGGGAAGGAATTCAACGAGGTGCTGGATGGCATCCGTGAGGGGTCAGGCTCGACCATGGAAGCCTACAACAAGATGTCTGAGACAGCCGCTCACCAGTTCAATCTGTTCAAGTCCCGGATCAGTGAGCTGGCGATCATCTTTGGAACCAAGTTCCTACCCGCCATCAATGACGCCCTCTGGGCGCTGACAGACCTGTTCCGCCTGATGGGCGAGGAGTCGGACAAGGAGAAGATGGAACGGGTATGGCGGGAGTCCTCCATTGCCATCGAGGACTATCAGGCTACGGTTAAGGAGATGGAGCGTGAGCAGGTGCAATCAGAGCGCCGTAGGCTCCTAGCGATCATCGCAACATCTGAAGGCCTGATAAGACAACTGGACGAGGAGGCGAGTCGCTGGGACAGGCAGGGCGGGGCTGGTGACAAGGCGCGAGCAAAGCTGGAGCAAATGACTGAGGCTCAGATTCTGCTCAATGAGCAACTCAAGGCCGCCAACGCCGCATTAGCAGCACTCCCCCCGGTAATAGAAGAAGTTGGGAAATCC